ATGACTTTAGAAATAGAAAAACACTATATCCTGTGCCAATAGAAGAAAGGAGGGGTGATACCATATTTGCATTAAGTGGAATAAGAAATACAAGTGCAAATGCTTGGCCACATTATTATGAGAAAACTATTGATAAATTTATTCCATTATCTTTAGATGGCAGTAATACAAGTACAGTAGATGAAGCAAATGAAGTTTATGGAGATGGTTATGCAGTAAGATTTCATCAAACTATGATGAGAAAAATCATAACTAAATTAAGTGAAAGGGCTTCTAGTGATACTGGTTGGCAGTCTAATGATAATGCTTTTGATGGTGCTTTAGTAGATACAACTACATCTACGCAATTCACTTATGATTCTTCTTTTGTTGATACTAGGAGCAGAAGAATTAAATTTAAAATGCCACAACTACAAGGATTTCCTAGTCTATTACAGTTTCATTATTTTTTAAGTGGTACAGGGTCACTATCCTTAGTTGCTGGTTCAGGGGAAATTAGGGTGAAGCTAGTAGACAAAACATTTAACACTAATGAAACTTTGGGATATTTACAATTCACTGGGTCAGATACTAGTACAACATTGAAAGATACTCCGGGAAATTTAGACATAAGTAGTGTTGCTAAATTATCATCTCAAGTAGATAGAGATACAAACTTTCTTGCAGACAATAGTGGTTGGGGAGCTGAGTTTGACTTAGAGGTTTTGCAGTCATTACAGTCTGGAACTTTAGATGGCAGTTTAGATATTACATTTAACTTGTTTGATGTGGTAATAGAAACTATTAATCAACTTGACTTCAGTAATACTACTAATGGTGGCACAAAAGCAGATGCTTATAAGTTCCTTGATGATTTAGAATATGTTTATATTGGTGCAAATGGACTTACTGACAATGGTTGGAACAGCAACACTGAAATTACAGAAATACATGAAGCTCACAGAGATTTACTTCATAGATTTACAAGTTATGATAATTCAAATACTCCTGATAATTATTCTGCTTTAAACTCTGATAAAGATTGGAAAATAAGATACTGGAGAAATGAGCCTCAAGATTTGTTTTCTGTTTTAGAAAAATTACAATTTGAAGGTGGTTTTATTTTCAGATTTAATGGTCAAGGTAATGGTGAATATGTATACATACCAGACTCCATAAGCACTGATCATACTTTAAATACAGATGATTTGGGTAATATAAGTATTTCACTTACTCCCATGTCTAAAATAGTAGCAAGGATGGATATAGAATATGAAAAGCACCCAGCTATATCAGGATACATTTCAAAGGTAGAGGCTTCTAATTCTACTGCAATTAGTGATTTAAAAATAGGTGCAAATGAAAATAAGAAAACTGTAAGGCTAGATGCTTATGTAAGCACTCCAGCATCTTCACCAGCTACAAATCCAAATGATGACTTTTATACTTATTATAACAACATCTTTGGTGAGCAAAAATTAATTGTAAAAGCAGATGTGGTTTCTCCTGAATATTATGGAATAGATGTTGGTGATTTTGTTGCATTTAACACAATGCCCATAAATCCTTTTAGTGATAGTTGGAGCGGTAAAGATTTTATTGTTACAAGTGTATCAAGGCAATTTGGAAAATTAAAATGCGAATTTAGGGAGGTATAAGAGATGGCAAAGACTTTTTATTATGATTCAATAGGTTTAATAGATTCAACTCTTGATGATGGTACTTTTAGCAGTACTTCTTTTTCATCAGGGTCAAATAATATTACTGGTGAAAATAATATAGTTGATCATTCTATTTCAAATGCTGTTACAGGATTTGGTAGAGATGAATCAATTAAAATTTCAACATCTTTAGGTAGCTGTGATTTTATAGCTTTATATTTTACGAGCGCAGAAACGAGCAATCTTTCTTTTAATCATGGTGTTGCAAGTAATATCTTTACTCAAATTATTGAGCTTAGCACTGATTTTACAGCAGGGTGGAATGTATTTACTTTTAGCGATACTGGAAATAAGACTGATTGGTATTTAAATTCTACATCTGGAACTATTGACGGGTTAACTGAAATAATATTTGGAACAACATTAGCTTTTGAAATAAATCCAGATTTAGGAATATCTGAGTCTGAAAAATTCGGTACAGATGTAAATACAAGTATTGGAGGTGTTCAATATGGCGTTAAAAGACACGAGCCTATAAAGACTACCACTTTAACATTTTCATCGATTTCTAGCACGTTTAAATCCAGTTTACAAGCTATGCAAGATGAGATTCAAGATTATAAAAAATTTATTTATAGTGAAGATGGTACAACTGGTCCATTTCACTACGTTAGATTAGGGAAGCCGATAGATTTTAAAGAAGTGTCGGTAAATAGATTTTCTTGTACTATAAATTTAGTTGAACAACTTTCATGATTTTATTTTTGATAAAAAAGTATTAAATTTGTCCCTTGGCTGGGGAGAAGAGGGTGTTTGCTCCAACGTTCATCCTGATATTCACAACTATAAACCTTCCCAGCCTCCCCCTTTTACATACCCTTTATTAACCCTAAAAAAAAATAAAATAACCCTTTGATATGTTATTTTTTATTTTTAGTATTGTTATGTGAATATTAAAAACAACTTGGAGTTTTAAATGAATATAAATATAACAGATTTAGAAAAAGAGTTTCTAAATAGATTGATCGAAAGTGAATATGCTGACTTTGTCGAAGGAGAGGAAGGCTGGGTTGGTGATTATGTCTGTAAATATGATTACGATATGAAAGTTACCAGAGGTGTTATGAGTAGCTTAGAACAAAAAAATATAATAATAGTTGGGGAACCAGAAAAAACATTGAAAGGCGATGCGATGATGAATTGGGTTTCAATAAAATGCAAATATGTTGATTATGAAAACTATTCTCTTAAAAACTTATCTTTTAAAGGAGGTAAGTAATGAACGATTTTTCAGATATGTATGATGATTTATTAAGACACGAAATAGCAACTGAAGATGAAATAAGGCTTGTTTGTGCAATAAATGGGAGTAGCGTTGATTCTCTTAATTCTATATTATATGTAAAAACAGGCTATAGAACTTGGAAGCAATATGAAGAAATGTTTTTAGAAGGAGGTGAGTAATGAATAATGAAATATTAAAGTTGGCAAGAGAAATAATTAATAAAGGATATAGTGAGCTTTACCTACACCCAGAATCAGGTAAGGCATTATCTTTATTAGAAAAAGCAATTAGAAAAGAAAATGAAAAATTAAATGGTAAAAATATTTATTGTCAACATGGCGTTACAGCTTGTAATTGGTGTAGAGATAATCACATGAGATTAGATTATGATTATAAAACAACACAAGAAGAAGATTTTGCAGGAGGTAAGTAATGATCTACTTAAAAGGTACTGATTGGATCAGACATAATTGTGCTCCTCATGGTGGTGCTTACTACAAAATAGTAAATGGTGTAAGAGTTGATATACGTAGAAAAGAATCATACACATCAAGAAAAAACAATTCTTATAAAAGATGCTATAGAGTAGTAGCAAGAAAAGAAAATGGATATTTAGGACAAAGAAATAGTTTCAAAGATGCTATGAGACTTGCTGAAGGAGGTAAGTAATGGATATTTGTAAAAACTGTTTAAATTATTTAACTGCTTATAAGAACTCTATTTTAAAGCAATTATGGTTTGGTCACAAAGATAACTATCAAGATAGAATTGATGTCCTCAATGCTTTTAATCCTTTTATTAAAAGAGGTTTTTGCTGTGAAAGCTGTGAAGGTCATTACAATAAATATGTTAGGAGATAGGTAATGCATAATCAACAAAAGCAGCATAGTGGAAAATTTATCCGAGAAATCGGTGGATGGGGAAAGTATTATAGGTTTCTTAAAGATCAGAAAACAATTCGCAGAGAATCAGTTAAGATTGGTAGAAATGAATTAGTCACAATTAAAAAAGGTGATGCTGTAAAAGTATTAAAGTATAAGAAGGCGCAAAAATTTATTAATGATGGATGGAGGATAAAATGATGCCAAGCTATTTTACTTGCTTACATTGTGATAACAAGTTTACTAAAGAAGATATGGATGTATTAGAAAACCTTTGCTATGGGTGTTTAAAAGATGAAAGGTATGTAGTAGAAGTAGAATTTGATCATCCAGAATTAGATTGGAATGTATTGGTAGATAATGATTTACAATATCTTGTTAAAAGGGTTAAAAACGCACAAAAATTAGGTTTTGATACCTTGATAGGGGCTTGTCCTAATCTTAGAGTTTTAAAGGTAAGGGACAGGCTAGAAGGGTATAAAATACCAGTTAATGAATTTAATTTAATGTTGGAGGAATTATAATGCCATATCCATTTTTACAAAAACATTCTGAAAAGCAGTATTTGGATTTAGAAACAAATTACCTAAATCTATTTAATGCACTATCTTCATTACTTACAATAACTGAGGGTGAGGATTTAGATTCAGATTCACAAAGACTATCACATTTTAATGCCTTATGTACTAGGGTAAATGAGATAGTAGCTAGATTTTCAAAAGTTACTGAGCAGGTTCAGACCTCCAAGTTCAAAGGGGACTCCGCAACTACATCCTCTAAATCTGATCCTGCTTCAGTAATTCTTTTATGGGTTGATCGGGAAGAAAGGGGCTTGATTGTGGAGGCACTAGAAAATTATGCCCTTATGCTTGACGATTATAAAGTATCTGATAATTTCACTAAACTAGCCAATGAAATAAAGGAGGGTAAACATGAAGAGTCAAAATAAACAGATAAAAGAGTATTTAAATCATGGTAACAAACTTACCAGCTTAGATGCTTTTAATATGTTTGGTTGTATGAGACTTGCTTCAAGAATCAATGATCTTAAAAATGAAGGGATGCAAATAGGATCAAAAACAATAGTCGCTTTGAATGGAAAAAGATATAGCCAATATTACGCTATTAGTCCTGAAGGTAATAAAAACCAAATGAGTTTAATATGAGGTACTACTGGGAGGCTTTATTTAGTGTAGAGTATTTTCCTTATTGGGAATTTACTATGTTGATGATTTTATTATTAAATCTTAGTATGCTTTGGAGAATGCACAGGATTGAAAGGAAACTAAATGATAATAATTGATATAAGCGAATACTTATTGAATGCAATTTTAGTATTAATAATAATACATTACACAGTTTTTTTATTAAGCAAAAGGAGTAAAAAATGAACTATTTAGAAATTATAATTAACTGGATTGATGAAAAATTACATCTGGTAATGTTGCCGTTAATCGCAATTATGTTTATTAGAATTTTTTATTGTATAATCACACATTAAGGAGGAATAAATGGCTTTTTTATTTTTAAGAAAAGCGCATCATATTGATAAACCGTTAAACTTTCAACTCATGGTAGAACCTATTGATATAATAGTCGAAAGAAACGAAATGTATGATAAGCTAGAGTATAAAATACCCGCAAAAAACGTAGGGCAACCGTATAAGACTGCTCCATCAAAAGATGGAAAAGAATATACAATTAATTCAGGGCAGGAATTTGAATTGATTGCTTCGGAGGCGTTATATAAACATCTAAGTATATATGATAAAAATTCGTTTATCACTGTAGAGATGAAAAAAAACGACAAAGGCGGTGTGTCTTGGGATGTAGAACCTATGCAAAAAGCAAAAGCGATACAAGTAAATAAACCGAGTCAAAATCTAGAAATAAAATGGGGTATGGCTTTTAATAACTCGACAAGATTGGTTGCAAACGCAACGGATATTACAATTCAACAAAAAGCGCTTTTAATTAAGGAAATTATGCCCGAAATGTTTGAAATTGCTTGTAGTATGCCAGAAGGACCTATTAAAGAAGAGATTAAGAAAGAGGAGGAAGAAAATGAAAACGACCTTCCTTTCTAAAAGTTATGGAAAAGCAATAGGACTTAGAAGCGTTATAGCGATGTATGAATCTTTATTAAAAAACGGTAAGATAAAAATAAAAGGTTTTGCACATAATAGATTAAACCAATTAAAACTTAAAGGCTATAAAGCGACTAATGACTAAACAGCAAAAAAGCACGCTGAACAAATTAGTTCGTGAATATGTTATACTTAGGGATAAGAGATGTTTGAGGTGCGGAAAAACCAATAATCTCCACGCCTCTCACATCTACCCTAAAGGTAAATATAGAAAAATGCAATTTAATGTTAACAATGTCAAAGCTTTATGTTTGGGTTGTCATTTATATTGGTGGCATAAAAGCCCGATAGAGGCTAAAGAATGGGCTGAAAAAACATTAGGTAAAAGGAGATTAAATAAATTAAAAAAACAAGCTAATACTATTAATAAAAATAAACTAGATTATAAAGAATTAAAAAGTGAATTAGAAAACACAATAGGAGAATTAAATGGCGAAGAGATTTATTGACACTAAAATGTGGGACAAAGCTTGGTTTAGAAGGCTCACACCACAAACTAAATTAATATGGATATATTTACTAACAAGATGCGATCACGCTGGAATATGGGATGCTGATTGGGAAGCTGCAGAATTTTTTATAGGCGATAAAGTTAATTATAGAAGATTGCCATCGGTGATTACCGATAAGATGAAAGAAATAGAAAACGGAAAACAATACTTTATCCCTTCATTTGTAGATTTTCAATATGGCGAACTTAAAGAAAATTCTAAGCCACATATGAGTGTAATAAAGAGACTAAGAGAAAAGGGTTTAATAAGTGTATCCGATACTCTTAAAGATAAATATAAAGAAAGTATAAAAGTTAAAGATAAAACAATAAGGGAGCTTGAATTTCAAAAAGAAACGTGGACCATTAACAATACAGAAATGAAACCGGTTATGAAAGTTGAGCAGGTAGAAAATTTTATTTCTTATTGGACAGAGTCAAATAAAAATGGTAAAAAGATGAGGTTTGAAATGCAAAAAACTTTCGACATTAAAAGGCGATTAATTAAATGGCGTGATAACAATGTAGAATGGAGCAAAACAGGAAAAAGCAGTATAAAGCCTTTTGAGTCTAAATTTAAAAAGACACCGACTGATTTATATATTGCTTTTTGTACTAAATGTGGTAAAAAAGAAATGCCTAATAATAAGTGGCAATTAAAAGAAGGATCAAGCTGTTGCAGAGTAGAATATGCCCCAGAAAGATAATGAACATATCATAGATTACATTAATAGGAAAACTTATAAAGACCCTAAGAATGAATTTTGGAAACATTATTCAAAAAGGAATAAGACATATCACGTTGACAAATCTGTATTTTATTGTGTAAGTTGCGATAATGTATGGAGTAAAGTTCCAAAATATATAGATTTCTTATTATGGAGGATATATCCTAAAGGTCATATACCAACTATTAATAAAAAAAGAAAAAAATGTCCTAACTGTAGAGGTAAAAATGAATGAATTAGAATTATTCGATTTGGCGCCTAAAGAAAAAACAGGCGAGATACAAAAAACAGAAATAGAATATTTAATAATTGCGTTTAGCGAAAACAAAAAAAAAGAATTTATAAAGATGTTAGAAATTCTATGCGATAAAAAAAATTTCGACGTTTATGCTGATTTATTATTTAAAATTGTAAAGGAGAAGTATGAAGAAAATAGAACTGGATTATAAATTAAATAAATACGAATGCAAACAACTACTTGGAACGTTTGCTAAAAAGTCTGATTTTAGTACTATTATAGACTTTAATTGTTCTGCGTATAATAAACTAGGTCAGCCTGTTTTATTCTTTATTAAGAACTATATAAACGCTGATAATTTAGAAAACGCTTATAAATCTATGCTAAAAGCTGCTGCGCCTACTCAAAATAGAGGTGCGGCAAGCGGTGGAGAAAGAAAACAAACGTTAAAAAAAGACGGCACTTTGTCTAAAATAACTATTACGTACGATAAAGAAACCGGAGAAAAGGTAACTCCTTTAAGCGGTATAGCTGGATATTTCGATAGGTCCGCTCATTACGATTTTTGTAGAACAACCGCCTTTAATAAAAAAAACTTAGATAAATTTAATCGGTCATTGCCTCTTATAAAAGAAGTGGACAGAGGATTTAAAAAGTTTGTTCCCGATAGATATAGAAAACAAAAAGAAATGATAAGAGCTACCGATCCAAATTATAGAATAGGCGACACAGCTTTTACAACTATTACTATAAATAGAGATTATAGAACCGCTTATCATTATGACGCCGGTGATTTTCCGAAGGGTTTCGGTAATTTAGTTGCGTATTGTAAAAACATTGAGCCGATGTATTTAGTTTTACCGAGATATGGAGTCGGGGTTCATTTAGATACTAACGATTTATTATTATTAGACGTTCATGAACTTCATGGAAATACAGAATTTATTCCTAAAAGCGAAAACGCAGTAAGACTTTCTTTTGTTATGTACTACAGGGAAAACATGTGGAAGTGTTTATCGCCAAAAGAGGAACTAAAGAGAATACAATTGAATCAAAGAGTAGTTGCGCAAAAATACTTGAAAGGATAAAAATAATATTGAATATTCCTAATGACAATAATAAAAATTATCGTTTAAATAAATTTGTAGAATATCAAAACGAAGTGCCTCCGGTACATAGAAAAATATGTATTTTATATGTTAAAGAAAGAAAATTAAACGAAAAAGAAATTTTGTTTTTTTCTTGGTTAATGGCTAATTTTTATCACGAAATTACTTCCTTTTTATTTTTCGATCTATGTAGAAAAAAACCGGATAAAAAAAAATTTATTAAAAGTTTTTATAAACGTAATAAGGAAAGAATACAGCTGGGGTCTGCTAAAATTAAATCTAAAATAAGAGATAGGGTGTTACAATCATTAATTTGGTTTGACGAAGAAAAAGAAAATCGAATAATTGATATTTTAAAAACCGATAAAACTAATAGCGAAAAATACGAAGATATAGAAAAATTTATTTTAAAAGCTCCGCAGTTTGGAAGATTTTCGAGTGATTTATTTTTAGAAATGTTAATAACGTTTTATGAAAAAAAATTATTTAGATATAAAATTTTATTACAAAAAAAATTAGATTGGAAAAATTGCGCAAATCTTACTTCGGGTGTTTTAAATATAATTTACGAAGATAAACTTGCCGATGATTTCGATCGAAAAAAAATAAAAACGAATCAATTAAAAAAATTAATACCGAGATTAGAAAAAACTTTAGATATAATAAAAATAGAAATAGATAAAAAATACGATTCTAATAAAGATAAATCTCAATTTATAACTAAATTATGTAGTTTTAGAAATTTATTTAAAGGAAAAAGGTATGCGGGTTATCATCACGATAGACAATTAAATTATATAATAAAATATAAAAAAAATTTTCCAGAGTATGATGATTTATGGAAAGAATGTTTAAAGTTTAGAAAAAAATGCTACCCGAAAAGGTTTTTAGGGGAGTTACATAATTGGAGGGGGATAAGACCTAATAGAAAAAAATTATGGATAGAAAAAGGATTAACCGGAGCGGAAAAAAAAACTTTTAACGATTCTTTAAATTATGAATTATTTTAAGAGGGTTAATTTAATTGGTGGCGTACCGGCTACTGGGAAAAGCACTTTAATGAAAAAAATAAAAGAAGAATTAAAAGTTGATTATTTTTTTGAAAAGGATATTTTAAAAGGCTATGCTGATAAAGGTAAAGATAATTACATATTTGGTATATATAACAACGAATTATTTGACGGAACTGATAAACTAAGTATGGCGGTGCAGCCTAAAGCCATAGAGTTTATACAGTCAAAAAAATTTAAATCAATTTTTATAGAAGGGGATAGGCTATTTAAAAAAAGTTTTATAGATACAATTAAAAGCTTAGTTGATTTAAATATATACATTTTAAACGCTAATGAAGAAGAATTAAAATTTAGGCATATAAAAAGGAAAGACGAGCAAACAGAAAGCTGGTTAAACGCTAAAAAAACAACTGTAAATAATATAAAAAGTAATTACCCAGTACATATGCTTACTAATGAAAAACCTATCGATATGGCTAAAAATATAGAATACATAATACAAAATAAAAATACTCAATTAAACAACCCTGAGCAGGTAAGTTTATTTGGATAATAATAAACTCTTAAAAAAACCCTTATAAAACCCTTTGATTTAATAAAAATACGTATTAACATTAGTTGTGAATATTAAAACAATAACAAAGGAGTTAGAAATGAAAACATATTTAGAAAATTATAATTCAACACATTATACAGCAATATCTGGCAAAAAATTTTTTAAAATAAAAGAAGGGGATAAAGTTCAAATTAGAAATTTACATAAATTAGATTCTTCAAATTTTTCTACTGTTATTTATGCAGATAGAGATAGTGTTTCAGTAGCAGTTGATTCTACTTATGATGTAAGGACTTATAAGCTAGAAGATGTGTTCAAAGTAATTAGAGAAGGTAAGACCGGTACAGTAAGAGCTACTTTCCCCTGTAATTGGTGTCAGGATGATCTTGTGCCTTATAAAATAACTGGTAATTCTGTAAGAGTGTACGATCTTAAATTAAAAGTTAAATGGACACATTTTGATGATGGGAAATACTTTGAGGCTTATAGTTCTAGCGATGGTAAAGATTATAATGAATATTATACGGTAAAAGGTTATGTAGATAATAATGGTTGGACAGAAGCTTCTGATGAAGGTGAATATGTTTCAAGGGAATCAAATTTCTGGGCAGATGCTTTAGTTAGAGTAATTGCAAATATATATTAAAATAAAAAGGAAACCGATCAGCCTCTTAAATGGGGCTTTTTGGGTATAAAGAATATTTAAAAAAAACGGAGTAAAAAATGAACTTGTTAAGATTAGTAAATAAATATATAATGGACACTAAGTTTTGCCCTTGGGAAATGTGGGGTACTGCTAACGAGGTATTTATTGCATATAAGAAAAATGAGGGAGAGGAATACAGGGCTTTAGTTTCTAGCCTACAATCTACAAGAGTAAATAACCCAGAAGTGTTTAAGAACTGTAATTTTACTTTTGATCCACATACTAATAAAATAATAATTAATAAAGAAAAAGCATTAATCCTTAAGAGTAAATCGGGCAGGGGCTGTATTAGTCATTTCGGTATGGAAAATAATTAATACAATATAAACCTTACCTTAAAGAAGCCTCAGTTGATTCTGGGGCTTTTTTGTTTATAGTAGCAGTTTTATTATTACTTATTTTATTTATAAATTATAAAGTCAAAATAAATAGGAGTTATCATGCCGCAAGGAAAAGGTACTTACGGATCTAAAAGAGGTCGTCCGAAGAAAAAGAAGATGAACAAAGGCAAGAAAAAACGTATTGTCAAAAGATAAAATAGAAGGGGTTACGCTTACCACCGAGTTGGTTGGCATTAAAAACCTTAAATCAACTGGAAATTATCGTCTTGAGTTTGACGTATTTGAAATAGATACTCATAAAGTAAAAGAACTTATAGATAAATTAAACAAAGCATATGTAATGGCTTTAGTAGAATATGACTGATAAACAAACGGAAAACAAACGCTCAACTCATAAAGCAAACGGTCAGTTCGCTAAAGGCAATAACATAGGCAACAGGTGGAAGAAAGGTGAGTCGGGCAATCCGAACGGTAGGCGTAATGCTTATACTGATTTAATAAAACAATTTAGCTTTACAAAAAAAGGCGAAAAAGAAAGAAGAGAGGTTGTGGTCTCTAAGTTATTTCAATTAGCTGAAAGAGGCGATTTAAGAGCTATTCAGTTTATAGTTGAAAGACTAGAGGGTAAAGCTTTAGAACGTCAAGAAACTACAACTAAATCAGAACCTATACAAGTAATGGTAATAGACGATGCGTAAAAAAAGAAAATCAGCTTCAACTAGAATAGGGGCATTAGCAAGAAAACATAAAATATCTAAAACAACTTTGATGAAAGTTTATAAGAGAGGTATGGGCGCCGCAATTAGTAGCGGAACAAGAAAAGGAATGACTCCAAGCAGTTGGGGGATTGCTAGAGTAAATTCATTTATAAAAATAGTAAAAGGTCAGAAAAGAATAAAACATGATCCAGTGTTAGCAAGAAAGGAAAGAAAGCGTAGAAGGAAAAGGTGATGCGTAAAAAGAAACGTAAAATGAATAGAAGGGTGGCTAAAGACAAAACTTATAAAACGGTCCCTAAAAAATATCTTACCGGCACTACCGGAGCAAAAAGGTCTCAAAGGGCCAGAGATATTGCGAGAATGCAAAGACTATATAAGCAAGGCAAGAAAGTTCCAAGGGCTTTGTATAAAAGAGTGTTTGGATGATTAATTGGACACTGAATAGAACGAGGCAACAAATACTAAATCACCCTGCTAGATTTAAAGTAATAGTGGCTGGTAGGAGGTGGGGCAAGACTGTTTTAAGTTTGATGTATTTACTTAAAGAGCCTTTTAAAACAGGGGAGCGTAGATGGTTTATAACCCCCACATACAGGCAAGGAAAGATGATAGTATTTCCAGTGCTAAGACAGATGTTTGCTACGTTTAAAAATGCAAAGCTAAATGAGTCTGAAATGAGCGTTGTATTTGAAAATGGTGCTGAGTTAGCAGTAAAGGGTGCTGACAACGAACATAATTTAAGAGGCGTAGAATTAACCAAAGCTGTAATGGATGAAATGGCTTACATAAAGCCTCATGTATGGCAAGA